CTTCTTCTTTGGTGATTGTGATAACTCCATCAGATAAATCATACAGGTCTCCAGGTATCTGTCTCATGTCTTTGTCAGGTGAGCAGATAATATGTCCCTGCTCTTTAGTAGCGTAGATGCCAATAGCATCATCAGCTTCTAACTCAGGCATCACAACTACATGATACTCTTCTTTGAGTTTGTTGATGACTCTGCGATAACCACAGGGTTTCTTTCTGTTTCGATGTCCTTTGTATGCTGGATCAATGCGCTTACGAAAGTTAACGCTATCAGTAAAGAATAAAATAGAATCATCGTAATAACTAAGGTCATTTGCAATCCTATAAAGTTCACGTTCAACCATGTTATAGGCTTCTGAGAACTTAGAGGATACAACAATTACATCGTTACCCCAATCAATCTCAGATTCAGTAGCAGCACAGCATTTATAAACAATGAAGTCAGCATCAATAAGCAGACTCATTTACCTTGCCCCCGCATGAGCTTACGCCCGTGCGATGGCTTGCTACGCTTACCGTTGCCTTGTCGGGTGTGTTTGAATTTAGATTTAGATTGGAACTCAACTCGTCCCAATACTGTTTTAGATTTAACTGCCATTAGTGTACTTCACTCCAGTTGTTACCGGTTTGAGCTTCGGCTGCGATTGGTATTCTAAGTTTGTAGTACTCTCCAGCTTCCGCAGCTGAGCGTACCAAGGATGTTCGTAATGCATCCACGTGTGATGGGTCGCATTCGAATTGGATTTCGTCATGGACAAACGCTAGTTGTGAACAACATAGCTCTGTTGTGTTGTTGTGATTAATTAGGAGCCATCTCTTTGCGAGTACTCCGGCAGAGCCTTGAAGGAGATAGTTAAGAGCTTTATGGCTGCCATCAACAGCACAGCGGCGACCGTCACACAAATTGATGTAACCAAGTTCCGCCTTTGATTTGACAGCAGTAACCAACGTCTCAAGCCCTGGAACTGCATCCATATATGCTTGACGTATCTCTTTACCCTTCTTCTTCGCCTCTTTTTCGGTAAGTTGTGGATCATACGATCTACCAAGTTTGGCATCACCCGCTCCGTAAAGGAATGCATACGTTACTGTTTTAACTTGTCTACGGCTGATTCCAATTTTGTCTGCGTTTTCTTGATGGATGTCTCCATGGAGAAGGATCTCTGCATAGCGTCCACCATCAAAACGGCTGAGGTAGTGAGCAAGCATCCTAAGCTCAATACCGCTAAGGTCGGCGCCCACCATGATTTGGCCAGGCGTTGCCATAAATAATTGTCTGAAATCTTTATCACTGGGGACTTGTGCTAGGTTTGGTTTACGGTGTGCACATCTAAAAGTGTTAGTTGCTACTGAACAGTGATGGTGTATACGATTGTTTTTTACTAACTTTAACCAAGCATTAACGCCTTCCGACAACATGCCAAGTGATTTAGTCAGCTCCAAACACCGAAACAATTGAAGAGCCATTGGTGTGCCAATGTCTTTCAGAATCACTTCGTCAATAACAGGCTTACCCTTATCAGTGAACTGAGTTGGTTTCCAACCATAATGCTCTTGCATGATCCACGCAATGTGATCTCTGCTGGTTGGGTTGAACTCTTTGAGACGAGTAAAGGAACACTCATTGACAACAACAGTTTTACCTTTGTAATGCTGTGTTTGTGTTACTCCTGTACCCTCAACGTAACCAGAAGTTTTGTTGTTTCGCTTAGGAGTAAATTCCGATCCTGCAACGAAAGGATGCCTTGCTCGTAGTGCTCTTGTATGATCCTCCAATTCTCTTCGCAGAGTAGATTCAAGGTCATACGCCTTCCGCTCATTAAAGTACCATCCATGTAGCTCTTGTTTAGTTAAAATCTCCGCTACTTGGTGTTCCAGCGAGCACCAGTCAGGTAGGGGTGGAAGTGCTTGCATAATTTCTTTGTAACTGTAACGTCTTGAACACAGTAATCTTGCATATCTTGTGACCAATCAGACCAATCAGTTGATTTACCAAAGTCACCTTTAGCTTCACCTAAGCGGTAACCCCAAGATTCTAGGCTGTGTCTCCCAAATAACTTGGCTGGCATACCTGACCACTTACGCTTTTGGTCTAACTTAAGGATGTCAGCATGGTAAAGACGTGATAACAACAAAGTGTCAATGACAACACCAGCAGGATTAAACCAAGGGTATAGCTTTTTAATAGCTGGTATGTCATACCCAATGATGTTATGACCTACTATGCAGTCTGCTTCTTCAAGCATGGTAATGCCTCGCACAGTAGGGTCTGCATTACCAACGTCATTGTACACAAATGTTCGATCATCTTCAATATGATAGATGACCAAACAATGGATGCAGGTAAGATCATGCAACAAACCGTTTGTTTCAAGGTCAAAGATAAGAGTCCTCATTTCACTACCTTATTAGTAGTGGCTCCTTTCCATTGGTAGGTTTTATCGACAAACTTGGCACGTTCAACCATCTCTTGTGTAGGAGGGTTAGGACGATTAAAAGTCTTGGGTTGGATCAAACTCGGGTTCGTGTTGAGTTTCATTGAACTTACAGGTGGATAGGTTATAAGAAAGGTTACAGGCTACACCAGTTTCCCCAGAATAGCGATTCTTGAGGACTCTAACAGTTGTACTAGACTGTTCGCCTGATACCTGCTGATTTCGTTCGAGCGCGATAACTCCATCAGATAGTTGTGCAATCGCAGCAGATCCTCGCAATTGTCCCAGCGTAACCCTGGCTCCTTCTTCATGGTTTTGATCAGATGATGTTCGACGTAAATGGGAAACAAGAAACAACGCAATACCTGTACGTTCTACAAGTGAGCGTAGCCTAGTCATAGTAGTGTCAATCATCCTACGCTCATCACCGTCTAATCCTGACAAGAGGATGGAGAGGTGATCAAGGAAGATGACTTTGGTGTCAAGCCCCTGGGCAAGGTATTCAATTCGGTTATAGATAACGTCAGGATCGAAAGAACCAAACCCATCAAAAAGAAAGAGGTTCCAGTTTGCAAGCGTATTTTCGTACGCTTCGGTAAGGGTTTTGCGATCATGTTCTCCGAGGTGTAGTGATTTGCCTACGTGTGATGACATCAAGCCTAGAGCCGTACGACGGTTGGATTCTTCCAACGCCAAGTAACCGACCCGTTCTCCTTTTGAAAGAAGGTTAGTTGCAAGCTCACGACAGAAACTGGATTTACCGATGCCAGATCCTGCAGTGATTGTGACAAGCTCTCCATACCGGATCCCGTGAAGCTTTGATTGTAATCCTTGAAATGGGTAGTCATGGTCAGCAGCAGGAGTAGGTGTGGTTACAAGTTCTAAAAGGGACTTACCTTCTACGATACCGTCTGGTCTGTAGGGTTTTGCGTCCCAGATTGCACGGCGAATTGCCTCTGCATCGTTCGCCATAAGGGCATCTGACGAATCCTTGAACTTATCAGGCAATGAAGCGAGGTAAACTTTACCCGGTGGAAGTATGCTTGCGACTTCCTCCGTTGCTTTACGGCCAGCCTCGTCATTGTCGAAGAACAAGACAATCTCTTCATAACCCTGGAGCCATGGTATAGCTCGTTGTATAGCTTTCTTAGCTGATGCGGCTCCTGATGGTAAAGATACCATTGGCCACGTGGGCATTGCCTCACTGCAAGACGCAGCATCAAGCTCGCCCTCCGTAATGACAACTCTTTTTCCGGTAGATGGCCAGAGATGTTGTCCAAATAACGCTGTGGGCGCCGTGCCTTCATAGGAAAATACCTTAGCTTTAGTCTTTAACTTGCATCCCTGAAGTAATCCAGAACCATCGAAGTAATAAAACCGTAGAATGTCGCCATCTCTATGGATTTTGTACTTTTGGCAGATCTTTTGGGAGATTCCTCGTTTTTGCAGCCGTTCGGCTGATCCTTGGATTTGGACATTGGTGGTCATTTTATGATTGTGAATAACATCTCCCTCGCCTGGCGTCCAGGTGTTACAGGAAAAACAAAAGCTGTGACCATCAGAGTACAAAGAGTTTGCATCTGATGAGCCACAACTAGAACAAGGCTCATGCCTTACAAATTCACTTTCGCTCATGTGAGCCATTTAAGTGGAATGTTAACAAAGGAGCACCAAGGAATATTAAGGTTGTCGCAATAACTAGCATACGTTGTTTTAGATCCTTTGTAGATCTTGTTGTACGGTGCTTGAAAGACCATACGCAAGTCAATGTCAGGATTCTGCTCCTTAACAGCTTTAATCTTACGTCGGTCTTTTGCGTCCCAATATCCTTTACACTCAAGCCAGACTCCATTGGGAAGAATGAAATCTGGACAATAGGTATGCTGAATTACATAAGGAACTTTAGTGCTTTCATACTCATACTTAACACCAAGCTCTACGAGAAGATCAGCGACCTTCTCTTCCAGCCCGGATCTGAAAGCCATTATTCCTCCAAAGCTTGCTCCACTAGCTCATCAACAATCTCATTGATGGCACGCTGCATTTCATAGCGGAAGTCATCACGAGACTTTTTGTACTTAGTCACAGTGATAGGTGGAAGATTAGCGGTCATAGTGCATTGGTAAAGACCAAGCTCTTCGTTCTTTTCAATAGTGAAGTCGATCATTTAAGGGTGAATCAGGGGTAATGTATGTGTCTTAGAGATCGTCAAACGTTCAGAAATCGTCCTCTACATCTTCAGTAGGGGTAACGTTAGGAGCAGACGCTTTGAAGCCAGCAGTGGTACCAAAGAGTTTAGCAACGTCAACCTCACTCATGTCACCAGTGTCAACACCAGCAGTAGCATTGAGTGCGATTACCTGTACACCTACAAGCTTCAAGCTAGATCCATAGG